ATGACAAGAGAACACCAAAAGCATCGCGAAAAAGAATTCGTACTAAAGGCGTCAAAACTGTTGGGCACAGAATGGAAGATCATTGAGCAGCGTGAGCAACCTGACTTTATCCTGAAAGAAAAGTCACAAGTATTCGGACTAGAAGTTCGCGAAATTTTCGTGGACGACAACCGACGAAACTCAGGTTCTAAACTTAAGAAAGCGGAAAACTATCGCAGCAAAGAGCTCGAAAAATTCGCTCATAACTTTCAGAAACAACTTGGGTTTGCATTACACGTAAGATTGGTTCGGCGCCCTCAACACGGCAACATATCCGTTGAAGAATTAAATCAGCTTGAGGAAGCATTAATCTCTGAAAATCTCCACCTTGAAGAAATTGGTTATCACAATCAGGTCGAACTGAAATGCGGTACTAAAGTCTGGTTAACCAAGGAAATTCATTCACGTTGGTATGTGGTAAACGATTTGGTCGGCCTTGTGCATCATGCCCCGGGAGACCTAATCCAATCTGCAATAGACATGAAAAGCAGCAAGCTTGATGTCTACAGGAACAATGCTGGATCGGATATTCGCCTCCTTCTCTCAGCGAACCGAACTAAGCATAGTGGCAAACTAATTCTAACTTCACCTATTGCTAAGCTTTTCGATCTCGGGGGTTTTTCTGAAGTATATTTTATGTCCTACCCGATGGAAGCCTACCGGCTTCAGGCTTCCCCAAAACCCAATAATTAACTCAACTTCTTATCCGCACTTCGTTTCACCACACTCACACCCAAAACCCCGAGTGCAATGCCCCAGATCGGACTGGTATTGACCAGGGCGGCGATGATGGACGGGGCTTGAAGTGGGGTTAGGATAATGGCGTAGGCAATTGCGCCCATGGTCATGATCCAGGTGAGGGCGACGGCGTAGCCGAAGCTGGGGCGCCAGCGCCGCACAAACGCATCTTCGCTGGCGACTTCGGCCCGGATGGTGCGGTTGACCGATTTAAGCGTTTCGGTATCGCGGGCCAGTTCGATTTCGGCCATGCGTTCGGTGTGACGGTTGGCAGCATGGATTTGCTCCGGGGTGACGTCGCCCTTGGTGACCGCTTTTTCGACCTGTTTGAGGCCCTCGGCCGCCGTTTTGGCGATCGGGTTGTCGATATGATCAAGCCCCGCCCCCACCGCCTTCATCAAAAGCGGCAGGCCGATCTGGGCAAGCAATGCTGGGATCATGAGGGACCTCCCTATCCAATATCTTTGTAAAATAGGTGGTTCCCAATCTCGGCCACCGGCACATGGCCGCGCGCCCAGAACGGGTCGACCGCATGGGTGTGATAGTGGGTGGCGCCATCGGTCGGGTCGGGAAGCTCCCCCGCCACCGCGCGCTTGGTGATGCGTTTGCACAGACGATAGGCCGGATCGCGCGGGCTGAGTGCCAGAAGCTTCTTGCGGTTGGGGTCGGCTTTGTTCCAGCACGAAAACTGTGCCGGTTTCAGGCAGACCGATTTCACGTCATTGCCCCACCAATAACGCCCACGTTGTTTGGCAAACGCCACCCGGTTGAGGATGACGGCTGCCACGGCCTCAATCCCGGCGAGTTCTTCGCCGCGTGCCTCGCCATAAAGGGTTCGGGCCAGCACTTCGACCTCGGACAGGGCATCGGGATCGGTGAGTGGCTGTGCTGTCAGGGTTTGCAATTCTGTCATAGGCTCAGATCCTTTTTGCCGGGGATTGGGGGCATGTCGAGCTTGGCCTCGATCCGGAGCAAATGGCCGGTCAGGCGTTTTTCGACATCCTTGAGATAGGGGATGGAGACATAGTTGCGCGCGACATCGAGCTTAAACGCCGCCAAGGCATCGCGCAGATCGCTGGCATCGGTTTCCGCGCGGGTGCGCAGCTGTTCAACACGACCCAGCAGCTCGGATCGCATGCGCCAATGCAGCCAGAACAGGCTGGCGACAGCAGGGATTTCAACAGCCGTGATCCACCAGATCACATCAACCGTCTGGGTCACAGGCAGGGTCATGGGGGCCTCGATTTGGAAAAAGTCAGAACAGGAAAATCAGCCATGGATGCCCGCCTGCGCGGGCATGACGAATAAAGGGGCACCAAAACCGTCATCCCCGCGAAGGCGGGGATCCATTCAGGACGAAAAACAGGGGTGTTTTGCTCAAGCTCATCACAGACAAAGAAAAACCCGCAAACCAACGGCTTGCGGGTCAGGTCGACCGCGCCTCCACCCGGGGCAACACCCCGCGGGCTGGAGAAGCGATCAAAGCATTCAGGAGGCGACCGGCATCAAATCTAGGCTGCCGGGCCCTTAAGCTTTTCTTCCAGGTCCTGCCAGGCCTCGCCAGAGGCGACAAGGCAGCTTGGACCGGACGGATAGGTAAACAGGATGGTCCAGGTCTGACCATCGGGCGCTTTGAGCACCTCGATCACGCCGCCATTGGACGTAACACCCACCGCAACCGGTTCTTCGGAATATTTCGCGCTCAGGCTATCGATCACCTTGGATCGATCCCCGCAGACCGGGGATGCCGAGGCTTGGGGAATGGTAACTGCAACGGCACCTGCCACCACAGCGATCAAGCTCAGTGTTTTCAACATGGTCAGGCCTCCTGACAGTCAGGTGCGCCCACATGGACGTCTTGTTTTCCTGTACTGCGAAATGGATCAACAAATGATCTTTGGCCGTTTCCCGGTCCGGCATCTGTGCGCCGGGACCTCTGCTTATCTGGCTTAAATACTCACTTTGGTATAGGAAGAAAAATTCCTTACTATTCTTTCATATAATAAACGTAGGGTTCAAAGCTGAATTTTCCATGAACATTTCACAAATGTGATAAAGGGCACCGCTAACCATTTGGCATTGTGGGAAAGTTTTTCTTCCCTCACGGATTGAAGACCCGTTCTCACGGATTGAATTGGCTCTCGGCCCGGAAAATCTCGCTTTTCCCCCGCCAGTCGGCCCGTTTGATCGGCATGTCGACCCGTGGCAGGCGCACCGGATCATGCAAGATGCAGCCCGCCACCGCATCAAGCCCGTCATCCAGCCCATTGCCATCGGGATGCCAATCGCGCATCTGGCCCACGAACGGTGTGCGGCGAACGCCCTCATGCACATGCAACAACCCCGCCCCCATCACTGCGCCAAAGGCATCCTCGATCCGGGTGGCTTTGTTGGTAGTTTCATAATGTTCTACGACGCTGGCCGCCCATCCGATTGATTTCAGTTCACGCCTGAGGATATTGGGCAGGAACCGGCCAATGCCATTGGTCTCGACCCGGACCGACGGCAAATGGTGGCGCGCCATAAAATCTGCGACCTGCGCACAAAGCTGGCTGGCCTCATCGCGCCAGGGCATATCGCCGTTTGTCGCCGGATCAGATGCCCGCAACCAGGCCATATCCTGCAGCCAGTACTCACCCTGATCACAGATATAAACGCACGCCACCACAGCGCCGTCGCCGCGAAGCGACCCGAAACTCGGATCGAAATGACAGGCGCTGGCAACCATGGTACGCCCGCCAATGCGAAGCGTCATGCGGCCATTGCCTTGGGTGATCTCGGCCGCGCCGTCATAGAACCGCAGTTTTGCGGGGTCGAGGATGCCTGCCACCGGCGCCATCATTTCAAGCATCATCTGGCTTTGAAACTTGCGCTCCGGGGTGCGAGCACGCATGGCCGTGATCGCCGCGATATCAAACCGCTCCGGCCAGTTCGATGTCCCGTCCTTATTGACGATGGGCAGCTCAAAGCGTGAAAAACCCGCGAGAAACGGCGCGACCTCGCCAACCTCGGCGCGGGCCTCCTTGGCGTAGATCGAGTAATAACTATGCGGCGTTCCGACATAAAGCTGCGCGCCGGTCGGACCCAGCACATAGGCAATCTCGGAAAGCTTTTCGCGCAGCTCGGATCGTTTATGGGCGGTGTCGCTGTTTTTGGGCACCTCAACATCATCGCAAATGACGATATCGGCGCGCGACCCGGTAATATTGCCACCAATCCCCACCGCCTGCATCGACGGATCACGCAATACTGCCGCCCGCGCCACCGTAAACCGCTCACTCCCCCAATCAGTAAGCTTTTCGGGCAAAAGCGATGCCATCAGCGGATGGCGCTCAACCACGCGCTTGACGTTGCGCACCATCTTTTTCGCCAGATCCAGATCGGCGGCCAGAACCAGAATACGCAAGTCCGCATCCCGATACAGCAACCAGCCACAAAACAACCCGACCAGCGTTGATTTGCCGGAATTACGAAACGCCATCAAAAGCATCTCGCGCTTGCCGTTCTCCCAGCACTCCTCCAGCCAATCGGCCATCTTGCGATGATGGGCAGGCAGACCAAGCCCCAACATCTGATCCCATATCCAGACGAATTCTGCGAAGCGGGCCAGAGCCATGAAACGCATCCTCCGCTTTGCTTATTTAGTTTCAGCCAGTGCCTGTCGGGCCGTGGTGATCAGATCCGATACCGGCGTCTCTTTCGGACTATCCGCGCTATCTTCCCCGCCCCCCTGCCCCTCAGACGCCCAGCGCAGCAGTTTGATCAAGCCCTCAAGATGCCCGAGTGCCGCCTTGCACGCCGCCTGATGCGCATTGAAATCCTTGGCCTCGCGCAGAAGTGCTGCCTGCTGTGCCGCCCGGCGATAGGCATTGCGCACGCGCTTGATATCACCGGGCAAATCACGGAGCAGTTCGGCCCGCAAGGTGACGATTGGATCGGTATTTTCCGTCTCACGCATCGCCTATCCCTAGATCGTTGAAAGCTCAGACAACCGCGCATTGGAAAGCTTTTCCGGCCAATAAGAAAGATTGCGCAAATGCCCGTTCATCGCCTTTTCCGTGCCGCCAAACGATCCCAACACGATGTTGGAAAAATTGCGCGGCATGGCAAAGCCATCGGGTGAGGACAGCACCACGCCATTAAGCCCCACCGCAACCCCGTCATCCTCCCACGCCAGCGCGATGCGATGGCGGCTATCCTTGGAAAGCTGGCCGTAAAGCGACTGGGTGACGATCGGCACACCGCCGACGCGGAGCGAAATGCGTAGCTGATCGGCGTCGCTGTCATAGCCAAGATCAAGATGATCATCATTGAGGCTTAATGCGTAAAGCTGCACGATCCGCCAGATACCCGCCCAGTCGCGCGCGGTATGCACATCAAACACCAATGTCCCCCGCCCTTGGACGAACCAGTCGCCGGGTTTAATGCGCACATCATCACAGGCGCGCGCGGCCGGGATGCCGTTGCTGATGATATCGCTGGTCGGCGCAGGCCCGGCTTCAAGCTGCGCATTCCAGATGAGGATCGAGGCCGGAAGCGCACTGATCGCCGTGCTGATTTTCGGATAGCGCGTGGTGCCGGATGCCGGTTCCGCGATCCACACCCGCTGCCAGTTTTCATCCACCGTAAAGCCATGTGCGGACGGCCCATCAATGCCGCCCAACGTGATATCGGCCGTGCCCGATACCGCCCGCATCCAGACGGCAAAGCTATAGGTTTCGCTGGCAACAAGCCCACCGACATTCTGATAAAGCCCGTCCGCACCAGCAGAACTGCCGGGCAGATCAAGCTGCATCGCGGTCAGGCTGCCATCCGGGGCAGCAACGGCGCTGCTGGTAACCGTCACCCCGCTGTTCTTTTCCCAAAGCGCATTGTCAAAGGCGGTTGAGTAGCGCAGCAAATTGGTCGCCGCCCCCTCGATCAGAAGGCCCAGACGCCTACCAAGCCCGTCATGATCATAGGCGGGTTCATCCACCGCGCGGATTTCAAGCAGGCCGTTTGGGCCACGCACAAGCTTGGTACTGGCGCGCGCGACGCTCATGCCGGCCGCAAGCGGCTGATAACGCAATCCCATTGGATGCATCTCCGTTTTATTTGGCAGTGGGTTGATAGTGGCGCGCTAGCCGCCAATGCGATGGATGTGACACCAGGTCAAAAGATCATGGTCGCCGATTTCGCGCGTTTCGCTGTCGCTGTGCCAAAGGCGCAGGCGTAATCCCGTCCCCGGCGTGGTGCCGATCCGGGCAATGCCATTCAGGCGCAAACTGTGTGACGCCCCGCTGCCCATCGCGGTGATGTCATTGCTTTGCAAATGGCTGGACCAGTCGGTGCCATCAAAGCGTTCAAGCGACAATGTCGTAGAAACCGACTGGTCGGTAATGGGAAAACGCACGGCGATATCAACATGATAGAAACCGGGCGGAAGCCCTGTCACGCCATGCACGCCACTGTCATAAAGCCCGTGGCTGTCCTCAATCACCTGATCCCATTCAATCAGAAACGCACCACCCGCCGGGATGGATTGGCTCGCCACCCGCGAAAGCTTGATCACTGGACCGCTTTCATGAATGGGCGCAGCAAACCAGCACGTGCCATCACAGATCAGATCGACCATATCGCCGCGTGTCGGAAGCGGATATACCGTCACCTCCGCCCCGCCATGGATCGGGCGAATAACATTGCCCGCTGCCGTCGTGATATCAACCATCGTGCCATCACCGTTAAAAACGCGATAGCGCACGCCATTGCGCGCAAGCGATGCCACCGGCAAGGTCAATTGCGCCCCGCTAGAAAGCCTGACCAGCGATCCGGTTTCGCGGATATCCATGATCCGACTGACGGGGGCATCAATCACCGGCATGCGGCGCTCATCCTCCCACGCCAGCAGATCACCGCTGCGAAAATCAAGATTGAGCATCGCCGATGCGTTTGATCGTTCAAACGACGCAGCTGCGATTTCAGACCGGCTTTCGGCGGCCTCGGCCCGGTTGGCGGCATCCTGTGCCTGACTTGCCTTGGTGCTGGCCTGCGCGATTTCATCACCGGTTGGACCATTGGCAAGCCCGCTGCCATCGCTATCCCAGATCAACGCCCGACCGGGCTCAATCACCGGCAATTCCGCCGACGCCGGTGCATCCTGATCCGGCCCAAAGCGCAGCGTACCGGAAAGAGCGCGGTCAACATCGCCAAGGGCCGCCGTCATGAAATCAAGATCACGCTCGAGCGCATCCCCGCGCGGGATCGACATGGCGTCAAAGGCACTCAGCCGGCGCAAATGCAATTGCCGGGCAAGGCTGATGGTGCTGCCATTTGCCGGCGGAGTTTCAAACCGCACCACGCCACCGCCACCCTGATCAGCGGGCGTCAGGGCAATGTGAAACCCGGTTTCGGTTTCACTGCCATCAATGCTGACCCGAACATCACCGGCATCAAACACATCAAAATCAAACGGAAACGTCTCGCGCGCACCGTCGCCGACAAAGGCGATGGCGGCCCGGATCTGATTGGCAAAAACGGCACCCATAGCTTCTTCCCCTTTTTAAACCTCAACCCCAACCATCACGCTTGGAAAACCAGGCATTCAGCCGCGCGACCGTGTCATCCTCAACTGATCGCAAAAGTGACTTTTCGCGCCAGGCGGCCTGTTGATTGATGCGCGTGCGTTTGCGGTTGGCGGCATCGGCGTCCAGATCGGCATCCTGACGCGCCGCCTTTTCAAACCCCGCCAGAACCGCACTGGCCGACCCGGATCCACCCGTCATCAGGCCCGATGCCCCTTGTCGGGCACGTACCGTTGCCTGACGACGACGAAGGTCTTCTTCGCGTTTGGCGGCATCCTCGCGCTGGCGTGCTTCAAGCTCTGCCAGTTCGGCCTGCCGTGCCGCTTCGCCTTGATTGATGCGCGCTTGGGCATCGCTTTGATTGGCGCTGATCCGTTGTCCGGTTTGCAGCACCGATGCCGCCATCGGTACGATTGATGTAAATCCACCCATCAGTCATTCACCCCCATTTCACTGGCCGCGCCGAGCAATAAAAAAGGCCGGGGCAATGCCCCGGCGATGCGCCACAATCCGCTTTTAACCGTCCCGCCACTGCCCCGCCGCCAACCAAGCGCGCGCAGCGTAATATCCCCGCTATAAAGCGCATCTTTTTTATCGGGTGATACAGTTACCGGTAGTGCGACATCGCGCAATCCCCGGCCGGTATCAACCCGCAGCTGCCCGGTTTCCTGCAAACGCAGGGTGACCGAAACCAGCCGCACGGCATTGCCGCCATGCGGGCGGCTGCCATCCGATGCGGCCGGCGGCAGGGCAAAAATTTCATGGATAAAGGGCAAGCCGACTTCGATCTCCGACACCGCCCCAATGTGATCGGGCACCGTGATCGTGCCCCCGGCAACCGGCACGTCTTCGGCAAGAACGCCATCGCCCCAGACGCTGACCTCAAGACCATCCAGCGCCTCAAGATTACCCCAATGACGACGCGGTTCTTCGCCATCCGCCACCGCTTGCCGGCGATAAAGATCAAAGCCGCATTCCGGGTCAAACACGCCCAGGAAATACCGCCCGTCGCGCTCCAGCACGACATAGACATCCCCGCCGGATACCGAAATCGACCTGAAGGCACAGCCCGCAACCGATTGCGCCGACCAGGCGGTGATGGCCTCAGACCGATACAGGGTCAGGGTCGCAAGCGATCCGTCCTTCATCACCACATGCAACAAACGCCGATCGGGATCAAAGGCCTGATCAATCGGATGATTGATCAGATGGCGCGACAGCAAGGCCAGATCGGCTGATCCATAGGCCTGCTCGACATCGGTAAACAGGAACTCGCGAATTTCGCGCCCGCTCCGCCCGGCAAAAAGCGTTGCACCATCGACATTGACCAGCGGCACGGTACGATCACTTTGGCTGCCGATCCGGGTCTGGCGCGTGACCTGCACATTGGCCGGGGTCAGTGGATCACCCGTCACCATCCATTCCGATCCGCTGGTGAAAACCTGCAAATGACGCCCGGCAAAAATACCGGTGATCGCATTGACCTGATCGGCCAGCAGGGCAAATTCAATCGCCTCGTCATCAAGGCCTTCGCCAAGCTCGAAATTAAACAGATCACCCGATTTTGACATCCACAACCGGTTGGGCAGATCGCGCGATCCGCCAATGATCAACCGGTCCTGATGGAACGTCACGCTGCGCGGCCACCCACGTACATCCGAAAAGGCCTGCTCGACAAAATCGACGGTCACGTTGGTATCGGGCAGTGACTGCTTGAGTGCGATGGTGGCGGTGCGCGCATCAGCAACCGCAGTGATTTCACCCTCGATCCCCTGAATTCGCCACAGGGTGCCGATATGCTCTGCTACAAACAAATCGACATTTGCGGTGATCGTGATCGTGCCGCTGGCACCTGATGGCGTCAGGGTCGCGGCGGGCTCGGCAAACTTGTAATAGGGCTGTCGGGTCCGAAGGTTGGTTTTGCGCCAGGCCCAAAGGGTTGTTTGCCAACTGCCATCGCTTGTCCGCGTCATCCGCACAGGCGGCGCATCGGGATGCACGACCAGAAGCGTATCGGCACTTTGCGTCCAGTTCAGAAGATCAAGCTGCTCGGCCCCGAAAGTGGTTTCAAACCAGACCGTCTCGACCCCATCCTCAAACACGCGCGCATGCTTATCGCCAAAGGCCAGCAAATAGGTCTGCTCGGTATTGAACTCGAACTGAATCAGACGCGCACGCCCCGGCAATTCATCAATCAATCGAATACCCGGACGCCGACGCACCCCGCCCGAGGGTTCAATAAACACATTACGCAGGCGCGCCGCCCCATTGGCATAGGCACTCAGATCCGACCGCCCCCACAATTCAGGCGCCAGCTCGCCGGTCGAAAAGGTGTTTTTCTCCAGAACACGGCGTGCCATGGCGGCTCCCTCGTTGAATTATGGTAATACACTTGCGGCTCGGGATCCCCGCCTTCGCGGGGATCTATGGCGGCATGCTCCGCGCCCGCACTACCCTCGCACCGCAGCCTCCAAACCCACGGCCCGCCGCCCTACCCCCGCGCCGCAATCAGCGAAAAATCATCAATCGCATGCGGGGTTGATTGCTGCGCATCGGCAAGCCGTGCTTCGCGCAACTGGTCCTCGGCACGCTTGAAAAGGTACTCCGCCCGCGTGCTGCTTTCGGTCAGCGGCAGGCAAAACTCGGCCGCCAGCCGTGCCATCAAAGCCAGATCAAACCAGGCCGGAAAGCTGCCTTCGGGCAAGCGCGCGACATAGGCAAGATACGCACTGTCGCCCGCGACCTTGATCGCCTGATCGCGCAACTCAAACGCGGCAATCTTGCCACCATCATCTTCAAGCGACAGCAAACGAATAAAGTCGCGCGGCAAAGCAAACAGATGGCTGCCATCCCTTGCCGAACTTGCCGCATCCCCATCCGCCAAACGAGACAACCAGCCCCCCCGCCCGGCAAACCGCCACGGATAGCCCGCCAGCATCCCGTCCCGCACGCTCGGATACAACATCCGGGCAATCTCGGCCTCGGCGACGTCTTCCTCAAAAGAAGAAATCGGCGCCGCCCCGATCATCACCAACGCCCGCGCACACAGCGCCACATCACTCAACGCCATCAGTTTCGCCCCCAAACAAAAACGGGGCCCGGAAAACCGGACCCCGCAAGATTGTCGCTCGCAGCAATCAGACCTTGATGATGTAATTCACCACCAGGAACGGCTGCATGTTGTTGTGAGCTTCGTCATCCCCTTGCGACGAACCCGTTTGAGTAAGCGGGGCAATTGCAGTGGAACCTTGACCACTACCCTCAACGCCGCCACTCAACGCAGTCATAACGAGCGTTCGATAGCCGTTCTCCCAATCATGCGTGTGAGACGGCATCTCAGCGACGGTCAGTTGATGATTTTCTTCGCCGCTAGCCTCACCGATAATGCGATCCGTCAGACCAGCGCTCTGACCGGAACCGATTGGAGTACGGCCGCGCATATCCGGAAGGGCAAAAGTTGTAGAACCATCCCCCTCACCCCAAACAGCCCCGATCACGCCAAATAAAGCGGCATAGGTTGTCCGAGAAACCTCCGCGCCGTCACACGGAAGGTAACCGCTCGGTGCAACACTCGAAGCAAATGGCAGGATCGTCCCGGTCGGTACTGCAATCGCAGCAAACTGGCTGATATCGGTTTCGGAACAGATCGTGATTGTTTCGCTCAATTTTAAAGCCTCTTCCTATTGAAAACAAAAATCCCCGGCAGAGTTCTCTACCGGGGAGGACAACTTTGAGAATGCCTTGGCATCTATCAGCTTGCTGTCGGGTAAAACGCCTTGATCGCATAGGTCATTGCAATGTTGCGCGGGCGGGTCTCGTCACCGGTTCGAGCGCCCGGGCTATTTGCACTATCGAAATTCAGAAGCCCTGCGGGCCGGAAGATACCGTATTCCGTAGAAGTCTGGTCCGAACCGCCGATACCCGAGGTTCCTGTCAAAGCACCATCTGCGAATGTGCGATTGAGAGCAGCATAGGTCGTGTCAGTCTGGCCCGTAATCCGCTGCATCTGGTCAAGCTGAGATGATCCAAAAGCCCTTCCATTATCGACATTACGACCGGCATCAAATCCACGGATAAATTCGCCACGTAGATCGGGCAAATTAAAGGTCGTGATTTCGTCGCCATGCCCCCACACAGTCCCAATAGCAGTAAACAGATCAGCATATTCGGTCCGCGAGATAGCCGAACCGTCACAGACCATCCAGCCGGTCGGCGGGGTCGGCATTGCAAAGGCGGAAACCGAACCGATTTCGCTGCCAGCGACGACGCCCCCACCGCCGGAACCACCACCAGAAATCAACGCATTGATCGCCTGCAGCAACTGGGTATCATCCATGCGATCAGGCTGGATATCTGCCGCCAGAACGACATTGAGAACTTCACTTTCGACCGGAGTAGTGCACTGCATATGTATTCTCCAACGTTGGCAAAAAAAGAACCCCGGCAAGGAAGCCCTGCCGGGGATAGCTCAATCAAACCCACTCGATGATCACGTAACCATCGACACCAAAGTTACCTGAGTAATCAGGTGCCGGGTCCGCAGTACTAGTACCGCCCGCACCGACAACGATCTGCAACGTCTCGCCCGGCAGCACGGCGAGTTCCTTTATTGCCAATCCGCCATTGCCGCCTGCACCACCGGTCAGGCCATCTTGGGAAGTCGTACCATTACCCCCCGGTGAACCTTGACCGACAAGGTTTACGTCACCGTTGGTAGCACCACCATGTGGCGCGGAAATTGCCGTTGTTTTGGCAGACCAACCGCCTGTGCCGCCCTCGGCAACGACAACGACCTGTTGATAGGTAACACTGGACGCCTGACCGTCTTCCGACTGTTCACTGACCCTGTTGCCGTTGAGGCCACCGCCGCCACCGGCACCAGATACGGTTACACGCAGTTTCGTGACACCTTCGGGCACGACAAATGATCCGTCTTCGGTGAAATACTGACGGGTCGGCAGGGAGGTCGTTGCAAGCTTCTGAATGGCCTGAAGCAGCTGGGTCTTGTCATCGCAATCGGGCCAGATGCCGGCCCCCTGAATAACGTTCAGAACTTCACATTCCACTGGGGTTGAACCCTGCATGGGCAGTCTCCTTGTTTGGTAAAAAGAAACCCCGGCAACGAATGTCACCGGGGCGAGGTTGAGGGAGGATGAAAAGGGTTGGGTTGGTGCGGTGGACGGTCAGTCGGTGTTTGAGGTACCGACAGCGGTCATGTCGCGAACATCGACACCGCCTGCACCCGAACTTGCGACAACAAACAGGCCGCCGGACATGGTGGCGTCGCGGTTGGTGTTGGCGACGATGAAATCGCCGACGCGCAACATGTCGCGGGCGTCGGCAAAATAGTCGACGGTATCGACGTCAGCGGCGACGTCCGGGGTGATGTAGTGCCACAGCGTAAAGCCGTTGGCATAGGCCAGAACACTGAGGTTTCTGGCTTTGAAACCTTCTGCCATTTTGGGCTCCTGTCATGTCAAAGGGTGAGGGTTGCAAGCGGCTAAATCGCCTATTCCTGCGCTTGGATGCAGGTGACACCGTCGCCATCAATGAGCGCGGCACCCTGGCTCATGGAGTTGTTCACAAAGTGCGCTGCGTGATCGCCATGCCAGGTGATGTCGGACTGAACGTCCGAACCAATCGCATGGCCAATGGCGGTGCGGTGATACCAGAAGCAGGACCGAATACCGCTCGCCACCGGTAGGCCGGAATGGGGCATCCAAAGGGTGCCGAGCCAACGTTTGGCCTGCGTTCCCTTCCACGGCAGATCGTCATCACCGATATAATCAGATCGCGAGAACTCATCGATCAGCAGCAGCTCCGACCACTGTTTCCAGCCGACAATCGCATAACGCTGACCGTCATCGGGCACATCGCGATCGCCAAGGCTTTCGAACGCCATCATCACCTTATCAAGGGTCATGCCTTCGGTATTATCGGGCACAACATCACTGGTCCCGACCAGTGCATTGATGATCAGCTCGTCGGTCTTGCGGCCGAGTGCATAGGCCCCGGCATTGGCCAGAACCATCTTTTCATCATGGTTGATCTTGAGCTCGTCGAGCGCATCGACCCAGTCGCCAGCATAATAATCACGCAGGTCACAACGCACCGCCTCGTGATCGACATTCATCACCGGCACCTTGCCATGGCGGGCCTTGGTGGTGGCCGTGCCCTTGCCGACCTTCTGGAAAACGGTGGTCGCGCCCTTGATGGAATTTTTCACCCGCACCGTGTTGCGAAGTTTCGACCCCATGCGTTGATAGGCCTGATGCACATCGGCCTGAAAATGGTCGATGAAGCTTTGATCAATCGTGGTTGTCATCGCCTTTTATCCCCTTGTTTCAGATATGATTTTGTCGCGCGCACAAGCAGCCGCCGGGGTTCAATTGCGCCATCTGCCACAATTGCCCCAAACCCGGTCATTTTCCGGTCATGGTTTGATGTTTTAAGAAAGCCGTCTCACGTTGGGACACGCACCGGATTTGCCCCGACCTGTTGCACCCGAAGGGCTCGCCTGTGCGTTACAAACAAGAAAAAGAGTGTCTGCCGTGAAGAAGTCGGTTTTGCTTGTTTTCAGCCTGATCGGGCTGGGGGTTGCGGGATATTTCCTTTTGCCGCTGACCCCGATCCCCGATTACGTCCACGCGGTCATGGACCGGGCAAACCAGTTGTTTTAGGACGCGCTGGAAAGCCGCGCAAAATCCGCCTGCACCTCGGCCACCAGGGTCGGATCGCGATCACGCCAATAGCGCGGATCATTCATCTTGCGCCGAATTTCGGACCGCAGATTTGTCTCCCCCGCCCCGCCGTCAGTTTTGCCAAGCGCGGCCTCATTGTTTTGCGCCATCATGCGATGCATGGCCCGCACGCCATCGGCACTTTGACAGAGCGTTTCAAAGGCGGCTTCCGGCAGATTGGCCTTGCCCCAGCTTTCGATTTTCGGCGCGAGCTTCTTCCAGCTTTCCGCCCCGCCGAACTCGGCCGCCAAGGCTGCGCGATCCGTGGCACGCCGGGCCGCCTGATCAAGGTCACCCAGAAGCGGTGAAAGAACCTCACCCGCCAGATCATAGACCAGCTGTGCCTGGGCGTTGCTGAAGCCGGCCTCATGCAGGCGCTGGTTCAGATCGACATCGATCTCACCAAAACCATCCGCAAGCGTGATCGCGTAGGCATCCGGCGTTTCGGGCACCAGATTGGCAGCGGCTTCGGGATCAAGCCTGCTTTCAGGTGCCTCGTTGCCGATATTTTCGGCTTCCTGCGTTTCCGGTGTTTCCGGAACGTCAGATGCCGCGACTTCCGGCGAAAGAAGGTCGGGTTCGGTTGTCATGCGAACACTCCGCTAAATGGGTCAAACTTTGTTTGGATATGCGGCTCGGGTTCCCCGCCTGCGCGGGGATGACGTTCGTTCCAAGCACCCGTTTTGGGTACCGTCATCCCCGCGAAGGCGGGGATCAATCTGCTGCAGAACGCTCCGCCAGCCGCTTGATCTGCAACACCAGCGCCCGCTGCCCTTCGCGCATCCAGATCGCCGCATTGCTGGCCTCCGGACCAAGCGCGGTGTGCAGAAAATGGCGTTCAAGATCGGCAAGAACCTGCGTTCCGGCATCGCAGTCAAAACAGGCCTGCCAGTGGTCGGTGTCGTCTTCGCTCAAGCTCTCGTTTTCAACTTCAAACCAGTCCCATCCGTTATCGCTCATCACACAGCCTCCGCGATTTCAGACGGCAAGCTTGGCCGCAACAGATGGTCGGGCACACCAAACTGATCGGCAAGCCAGCGGACCATCACGGGCAATTCAACCTCCGCCAATGCCTCTGGGCCAAGGGCGGCAATCCGTGATAGCCAATCAAGCGCCTGCCCCGCCTGTACGCGTTTTGGCAATTGTGCCAAGGGGGCCGCGTGACGCAGCACGACGACATCGCCATCAAGCGGGATGTCGGGAAGTTCGCCGGTTTGGGTCAGGATATAAAGCGCACGCCGGATCAGCGGATAGAGCAATTCCGCCTGCAACCGGCCATAGGTTGCACCCAGAAGCCGTGCGTTTTCGGACGCCCGTTCAAGCACCTCGGTCGCTGTCATACCCGGTTGATCGCTCTGGCCCAAGCGATCGGCCAGCAAACACCGCCGAATGCGATCGCGCAAATCAGACAGCACAAGATCCGACACATCAAACCGACCGGGTGCTTCAAGCGGCTTGAGCCCCGCCGATCCCACTGCTTTCGGGATGATGCTGCCCGGCACCAATCGGATGGTGGCCGGGTTGAGCACCCCGTCATCATCGGCCTGCCAGATGCCGGTGACGGCAATCGATGCGTTTTTAAGCACCAGTTCAACCACCTTGTTGGCGGTCTTGATATCGGGCAGAGCCTTCATCACGGGTGACCGGCCATAAATCTCGCCCGGAGCCTTCATCCAGCGAAAGGCGATATAGGGCGACACATCAAAGCGGTCGCGATAGATCAGATCATGGGTCGTGGCATCGCCGTCTTCGCGAAAGACACACAGCTCATAACCGGTTTTGCCGCTGCCTGCCGGAAGCACAGCCTCGATCACGGTGATGCGTTTTGGTGTGTCCTTGTCATCGCCATCATCGGCAAAGCCCTTGGCCCCCGGCCAGGTCGCCGTGATCTCATCGCGGGTGAGTGCCAGTTTGCGAAACACCGCATCCATCTTGCCATCCGATCGTTCTTCAAAGGCCAGATCACGCAAGGGCACGGCGGTAAAGCGCAATGCAGACGGGCTGTGCAAATCAGCCTTTTCAAGCTGCAAACACGCGGTGCCAGCCGTCACCAGATCCAAAAATGCCTGATGCATTTCGACCGCAAAGTTGGAGCGATCAAGATGCCCCTGCAAAATCCGAACGGCCCGACCAAGCTGCTCGGTCAGCACCTGCCGATCCGCATTGGCGACATTGCCGCCCGGTTCCAGCTCAAACCAGCCACCGCCGGGCGGGGTAATCTCGGCCATCAGGCTGGCGGCAAGCTGTTCGACTGCATCGGATGCGGTCGCGTCAAACACCCGATCCAGGCGCTTGCCCCCGCTTGTCTGATGGCTTGCCGCCGCATTGCGCTGTGGCAGGGCAAACTCATAACAATCCTGCCAGTGCGACAGCCAATTGCGCCGGCGTTCCATCGCCTTTTGAAAGCGGGCGCGCAGCTGGGTGATGTCGGCACCATCGGTTGCCTTGTCCGCAGTCACCGCCTTTTGCGATTTCGCCATGCCTATTCCCCCAACAGGTTCTTGCCACCGCCCGCCTTGGCGATGCGATCCGTCAAAAGTCCGCGATAACTTGTCCCGATCAGGCTGGTGCGCCCATAACGACGACGTTCAAGCGCCTCGGTCCGGGCCGTGCGCGCGGCGTCTTCGGCACTGTTATCGTCTTCGCTATTGGTAGTGGTTGGCGTTTGACCGGGCAGCGCAACACGTGCCGGTTTCGGCGTGGAAAACAGACTTCCCATCGGGGCCTCCGGTTGGTGAAGTTTGGTGATGGTTTCGACAGAGCACGTTGCAGGAGTTCCCCGCCTTCGCGGGGATGACGGTGCCCAAACTAGCTGCAAGGAACGAACGTCATTCCCGCGCAGGCGGGAAACTCGATCCACAAGCTCACAGCCAAACGCAAAAACGCCCGCAAGGGTCGGAACCCTGCGGGCGCATCTGTGGCGTTGATTTGTCTCTTATGGCACATCGAAAAGAACAAATCAAGAACATTTTTCAGAAAAAAACACATCCCCGATTTGATCGCGCTCCAACCCCTTTTGCAGATGGCGATAGAGCTGCCAGGGGGTGATGATCCAGATTGCCGAAATGCCAAGCAATCGTTTGACCAGTTCGACACAGCTCATCGGGCCAAACTGCACCTTGCGTGAAATGGAGGCCGGATAGCGCGCCCAGATACAGTGATAGCCAAGGCCGCGATAATAGGCCGCCGGATCAAAGATCGGCGAATAGCACCAGCTTTCACAACGCACCCGATGGCTTTGTGGATCAAGGCAGATCCACTCGCCTGCCCGCACCCCGGACACCAGCACAAAGCAATGGCGAAATCCCGGTTTGAGAACCCGCAACAGACGCTTTTCCGGCGCATCGGCAAACACCACCAGCACCGAAACCTCCCGTCCTGTCGAGGACTGGTTGGTCCAGTGATCGATCCATGGGTCGGCGGCCTCAGATACGGTTTCCCCGGCGGTTTCGCCCGGTGTGATCAGGCGTGTTACATCCCGCATGGCGACAGGTCCCCACCCAGTTCCACGGCAACATCATCATGATGAAAACTTTCATCACGCCCGCGTTTGACGATGCCGCGTGTGACCAGCACGTTTTCAAGGGCTTCCATGGCGTGACGCCACAAATCACCCTTGCTCTTTTCGCGCGGATCACGGGGATCGGGTTCGCGTTCGACAAGGCCGAAATATTCCAGAACCTGCAAATGGCGATCGCCGAGAATGCCGCCCTTTTTAAGGCGCATCACCGCGTTATAAACATCATCAGGGTCACATGGTCGGACCACCTCGCCCGCGTCGGCCACCACACGCGCGCCTTCGATCCGCGCGGTCTGACAACGCACGAACCAGAACCATGCCTGCCGGGCACTGGAAAAAGGGGTGATGTCGCGCGCAGAGAGTGGTTTGGGAAAAAGTCGTTGTTCGGTCACGTCGCCCTCCTGCTAGGTAATGCCTGCTCAATCCACCGGGCCTGCAACCGCACCTTTAGCGCGCCATCACCGCGCCAAATCCAGAAAATGGATACAGCAATCCCGACCGCGCATTTGGCAATGCACGCCGGTGCGATGAATGGTTTGTGATGTCCCCAAGGGCGTTTTCCGCCCGCGCCTATCAGCAGCTTTGACCGCCGCCTTGTCAGTCGGCCTTACGAAGGCCCGACTTACTTCCAGATGCAATTCCGGTGTTGATATGCAAGCTATAATCCCTTTTTGTTCTCATTGTAAAGGATTAATTTCCTATAACAAGGTACAGGCAGCCCTATGCGGCCTGCACTTCCGAGAGCGGAAAGGATGTTTTGGCCTGTGTTTTCAGCGCATCAACAACGGCGCGGACCGACGGCGCAAGCGACACGCCGGTCGTATAGCACAGATGAAATCCCGGATAATCTGTCGACCAGTCGGCAAGGACACGGATCAACTGTCCTGCTGAAATCTGTTGATGAATCAACTGCACCACCCCGTGCCATAACCCGACCCCGTCCAGGGCCGCCTGTATCATCAGATCGGGATCATCGGTGAGCAACGGGCCCGAGACATCGGGCGTCACAACCACCCCGTCCTTTTCAAAGGACCAACGATGGATGCTGCGCTCCGGCCCGCTTCTGCAGCCAATGCATTGATGGTTCAACAGGTCTTGTGGCGTCACCGGGGCAGGGTTTTCGGCGAAATATGACGGCGCACCAACGATTGCGGTTGTGAAATGCGAAACCAGAGGCACCGAAACCATATCCCGATCCACCGACGCGCCCAGCTTGATCGCCAGATCAAAGCCGTCGCGGACAAGGTCGCCGGGATAATCATCAACAACCACTTCAAGCTCAATCGCCGGATAGGCCTTGGCAAGATTGGCGACGATTGGCGCAATCAGCGTGCGGATCGCCAACCTTGGCGCAACCAGACGCACCTTGCCTGACGGCACATCCTTGGCATCTCCGACATCCTGAACCGCCGTCTCCAGCTGCGAGAATGCCGGTTCGACCTGCGCAAGCAAGCGAATCCCAGCTTCGGTCGGGGAGACAGAGCGGGTTGTACGATGTAGCAGCCTTACATCCAGCCGTCTTTCAAGCGCCCGGACTGAATGGCTGAGTGTCGATGGATCAAGGCCAAGCTCGGTCGCAGCCCGGCGAAAACTGCGTGCCTTGGCAACGGCGCAAAACGCTCTGAGTTCGGCAAAATCTCCGGCACGCAT